CATTAGGGAATCTACAGTCAGTAATAATAGCCATATCAATATTCTCTCTACGAATCTTATTGATGGTAGCGTCTACCCAAACATTGTTCTTAAGCTTTCTAAAAATCTCTGTTCCTATAATTTCCATGGCTTCTCTGGCGGACAGTTTTTTCCCATTCCATTCTAAGTCTGTAAGAGTATTCTTGTGCTCATCTGAACCGTAGCATTGTTCATTTGTCAAACCAAGTATATTAATACAGATATCTTGTTTAAGTGGGTCTGCGAAGTTATAAATTTTACTACTCAGTAAACTATTATCAGATATAACAGACTGAATGTATTCTGAGCCCGTACTCTTACCAGACTGCTTACGGCCAGAAAAAGCTATAATCTTAGTCATATTTTAATGTCTCTAATACTGAATGTATTTGTTGTTGTATTTCATCTTTGGTCATTTCTCCCACATCTGGTTTGGTAATATTGGGGATAATAATTCGATAAGTATTTTCACACCTATTTTTTATCTTTTGAGCAGCCGATCTTCCTGCTTCATCGTTGTCTGTTAATATAACAAGATTCATAGCCCCAGATGAGTCTAAATAAAATTTTTGCCTATCACTCATAGAAGATCCAAATATTGCAACACTATTATGTATTCCATTCTCCTCAAGTCTCCATACATTACCTGGACTTTCTACAATAATGGCTGTGCCAGACTTCATAATATAGTCTTTGGCATACCATAGGTTATATAGATGATTTTGACTCTTAAAGTTTGAGTTATGCTTCCATTTAGGAAACATCCAAACCTTATCATCTTGGGGACACGAGGTATCACTATCATGATAAGCAGAACATCCTTGACATTTTTCGTATATACTACGTCCTGTACACCCAACCATTTGCGTATGATCATTATTATAAATTGGTACAACAACCCTGTTATACATTTCTTTATTGGGGTTGTCGCACAATCCTACATCATATTTATCTAGTATTTCTGCTGAATAATTTCTATTCAAGTAGTATGCTGCTGGGATTTTTAAATATGCTTTAACAGATTGTCTAGACACACCCTTTTCTGTTGGGGCGGATGTTGGAGCTATATAATGTACAATACTAGAAAATGTTTTCTTCTCTACTTCTTTTCTAGATATCTTGATATCTTTCATATCCTTTTTAGTAAAGGACAAAGCAAAATCAACAGCTTCTTTAAAAGAACACTGTTCGTCACCATCTTTAGACCAACCGTGATTCCTACTCGATATAACGCCCCTAATAAATCCTAAGATAGAACCCTTGAATATTTTATCACATCCGTGTGTTCTGCATACCCAGTTGCCTCTATATACTTCTCCATGAGGATATATATTTAAAGCAGATATGTTGTCTCCACCGTGTATAGGGCAGCACATTGACAGCATCTTGCCGTTATCCTTATACTCAATATCAAAAGCATCCAATAATTGTTCTATATTATCGCAAAGCAGATCACATAAAACTTTTAACTTAGCCTGATCACTCGAACGGTATCGATTCATTGTTTTCGTCATCTATTATAAATCCGTCTTTTGGTTTCTTAAAATTATTGCTAATCTCTAGTTTGGTTTTTCCCTCTATGATCTTAGCACACCAACCCTTCATATAACAATTAATATAATCATTGTCATCCAAGCCACCACCGTGTCTACTGATTAACGGCACAAGTTTTCTATTTCCATTATCTGGACCATCTTCTGCTATCTCTTCGTCTGATTTTCTCTTAAAAATACTAAAGTTGCTACATAACCATATGATACGATCAGAGCCAGACGCTGTGTCTGTGCTCTCCTTTGTAATGCCGTCTCTATTTAACTGTATAAAAGCGACTATGGGGACTTTATATCGTATGGCAAAATTATGCAAACTAGTCATCATAAAGCCTAATACCTGATACTCCTTTAGGTCTTGGTTCAGACCGGCGGTATCCATGAGTTTTAGATAGTCATAAAATATGACACAGTCTTTGGCCGTTCCGTCATCATTTAACCCTACCTCTTTCATGACCCATCTTCTCATTATAGCCAGTTGTTCCTCAAAGGGTTTACCGGCTATAGATTTATGAAATATTCTGGTGTTCTTAAGTTCTGTCGCGGCATTAATAATCTTATTTTTTGAATCTACTGAATCTGCAAATTTACCGGTCTCTATCTTGGAAATTTCTGTTTCGGTCATCATGGCAAGAATACGATTAATATGATCCTGTTTAGTCATTTCAGTATCCATATTTAATACAGGAATATTTTGTTTTGCCACATTAAGACCTATATTATCCGATAAAAGAGTCTTTCCGGTTTTTGGTCTAGCAGCAATAACATTTACCGTACCTTTTCTAAGGCCACCGCCAATCGCCTGATCATATATAGGAAATCCAGTAGGAATACCAACCTGATCCACGACATTCTCTTGTAGATATTGGATATACTCATCTATACCATCTGACATAGATTCTGGATTATTGTCATTGCTTTCATTGAGCAGGGATGAGAAGTTGAATACGGTATCTTCCGCTATGGACAATATGCTGCTTATAGGCTCAGAACCATTGACTTCTAAAATTTTATCCTTAGCTTGTTCTAGTTGGTCTCTTAATAATCTAGCTATTTGTAGCTTTCTTATTTTAGCAGCAAACTTTCTGACATTTTCTATGCTTACTGGAAAATCTATAACAGCCTTGAGATGTTGGGCCTCTTCTTTTTTAGATAGAATATGGGATACCCCAAGCTCTTGTGCTATAGAGTATATAGACGCAATATCTATTGTGGGGTTATGTTCTTTCTCACATATGTGTTTAATACACTGGAAGATGATGCTATTACTGTCTATTGTAAATGATGTGGGCTGTAGAATGTCTGCCACATCTAGATAAGCATCTTCACCATACTTACATATACCAGCTAGTACGGCTCTTTCTGCCGCCGGATCGCATAAAATCATATTATCTCCAAATTATCCTGCCGAGATTGCACACTTGTTACATTTGAATCTGTCTGGTGACTCTATCATAGATGGATCAACGTCCTCTGCCTTGCCACAAACACGACAAATCATTTTTAATGGAATAAACGCTTCTCTTCTAGGTGTTGGGGGACTCTTTATTAGTTTTTGATCTATTAAAACATCCTCTTTGTGCATAGCCCTTTCTGGCATAATATCAAACCTATTTTGTCTCTTAGGCTTATCTGCTTTCTTTTGAGTTTCTTTCCTGGTCTTAGGCTGTTTCTTTTGTGTGATATTTTCTACATCTTCAGAATCACTATTAGTAAGCCCCTTTTGTAGAATGGCTATTAATTGTTTTATATCGTCGTTATCAAGTCCCATGCTTCACCTTGGTTTTTTGTACAGATAATATTATGTCAGATAAATTTTTTAATGAACTTGCTAAATATGCCAATCTATCAGATCTTTGTTTTGCGTATTTCTTTATAGTATTTATACTATTAGCTTTGTCATTATGTTTTATTGCTTGTAGAGATTTTTCTATATAACCATAGCCTTTGTAATTATTGATTTCATCTGCAATGACTTCTTTTACTGTTTCGTCAGCCCAATTATATCTAGCAAGCTCTCTATTTAATGTTCTCTGTATATGAAAAGAAAATTGCCCTAATCTATAGGCTATTTGAGCACAATCTTCTGGCGATAGTTTTTCTATAGCATCTCTGTTCATTGAAAGATATTTATTTAATTCTTCGGAATCAAATTGATCAGCAATATAGGAGCAAAGCCCCATATTTTTTTCGTACTGGTCTAATATCTCATCCCAATGGTGAAGTTCTTCTTTGGCTGTTTTAGTCATTTGTGATCCTTACTTTCCACTCGTCTATTGATTCATTATATGGTAATACTATATGTTTGATACCATTGAGTTCGCACCATTCGTTCTTCTCTTGATCCCGCTTCTTTGACTTGGCAAAACCTAACATAGATGAATGATAAAATGGAACAAATTTATAATGTTGTTCTCCGTGTACTTCTATGCATTTTTTAATCAAGGGAATATAAAAATCTAAATATAGTACTTCTGATCTTCTAAGGGGTATGGGGACTTCTTCCAAAATTTGTAAAGTTGGATAAGCGAAAGCTATAATACTCCTAGCTTGAAGATGTAAAGACGATCTATTAGACGTTTTACCCTTTGCCATATTACCAGTTAATTGCCACTGATGGATATGACCAGTTAAATCTTTTACAATCATTTCAGTCCCATTGTCTCCTTGACAGAAACCA